AAATAAAACAACAAAACAATGGCAGGATCAGTACAATCTGTACCTGGTTTTAACTTACAACCAAGTGCAGAGCGAGTAGCCCTCGCAACTAACTACATCACTGACTTCAACTTCTTGAACCAGTATCTTCCTGATACTTACGAGAAAGAATTTGAGCGTTATGGTGATCGAAGCGTAGCATCTTTCTTACGATTGGTGAGCGCAGAATTGCCTTCCACTTCTGACTTGATCAAGTGGACTGAGCAAGGTCGTCTTCACACTAAGTACGTAAACGTAACTCAGGATGGAGCAGCAGGTGATTCCAACGCAACATTCACAGTTCCAGCTGCTCAGTTGAGTGGTGGATTTGTAAACGGTGGAATCGCAATCCGAGTAGGACAAACTGTCCTTATCTCTGAAGAAGGAGTATCAGCAACTGGTATCAACAAAGGTATCGTTACTGCTGTTGATTATGCAGCAAGAACATTTGACGTATCTTACTACGAAGTTGGAGGACAGACTTTTGCAGCTTTGACTACAGTATCTGTTTTCGTTTATGGTTCTGAATTTAAGAAAGGAACTCTAGGAATGGAGAACTCTCTTGAGTCTGACGGTTTGATCTTCGAGAACTCTCCAATCATCATCAAAGATCACTACGCTGTTAGTGGATCTGACATGGCTCAAATTGGATGGGTAGAAGTAGAAGGAGATAACGGACCAGGTTTCTTGTGGTACCTAAAGTCTCAGCACGAGACTCGTCTTCGTTTCGAAGATTACCTTGAGACTGCAATGATCGAAGCTATTCCAGCTTTGAATGTTGATGCAGGAGGAGCTAAAAATCTTGGTTACAAAGGTTCTGAAGGTTTGTTCGATGCTATCTCTAAGAGAGGTAACGTATGGTCTGGCGGAAACCCATCTACTTTGGATGATTTCGACAGCATCGTTTCTCGTCTTGACAAGCAGGGAGCTATCGAGGAGAACGTAATCTTCTTGGATCGTCAGTTCGGATTTGATATCGACGATATGTTGGCAGCACAGAACAGCTACGGATCTGGCGGTACTTCTTACGGTCTATTTGACAACGATGAGAAGATGGCCTTGACTCTTGGCTTCACTGGCTTCCGTCGTGGTTATGACTTCTACAAGTCTGACTGGAAGTACTTGAACGATCCAACCATGCGTGGTGGTCTAATCGGTGGTGCTATCAGTGGTGTTCTTGTTCCAGCTGGAACTACTACCGTGTACGATAACGTACTTGGTAAGAACGCTAAGCGTCCATTCTTGCACGTTCGTTACAGAGCTTCTGAGACTGAAGATCGTAAGTACAAGACTTGGATCACTGGTTCTGCTGGTGGTGCTCAGACTTCTAGCTTGGATGCAATGGAGGTACACTTCTTGTCTGAAAGAGCGTTGTGCACAATGGGTGCTAACAACTTCTTCTTGTTCGAGAAGTGATAATAAAACAGGAGGGGCCATTTGGCCTCTCCTTTACTTATAAAAGACAGAGACATGGATAAAGTACAACAGGCCATTGCCGCTCAAAGAAAAAGAAGAGCAGATATTCAATCAGCTTATGACGCTAAGAAGTCAAGTGCTATTCAAAAGCGTAAAACTTCATTGCAACCTAAGAAAAAAACTAATTTAGGAGCTGGAGCAGGTATGGGTATTATGAAGTACGCTGGTGAAAATGTAGATCAAACAAAGTTTAAAAGAACCGATAGAACCGCTAGTGCTATGACTCATCATAATCTAGTTGTTAAAGCGGCTTATGAGGATGATAAAACTAGATCTGATAGAAAAAAACCAGTTGCAAAAGGACCTACAACTGCTCAAAAGAGAGCTGCATTTTCAGCTGCTAACGCTCCTATTCAATCTAAAGCTGTTAAGCCTAGTGTAAGTGGAATTGGTGTTGCTGGTCTTTCTAAGGCTGCTCCAAAAGCTATTAATGTAGCTCCAAAGAGAACCTACTCAGAGAAAGAACAGAAGATTAGCTCTATCTTAGCTACTGGTAAAAAGAAGGACGGAACCATGAAAGCTTCTGCTCAACGTAAAATTCAACGAATTCGTAGAAAGTAATCATGAAAAAGACAACCAAAAAGGTAGATCCACCAGCAAAGAAAGGCACAAAAGTAACTGGGCCTGTAACTAACGCTACAAGAAGAGCACCATTAATGAATGTTAATGTTGGAAAAGGACAGAAGATGGCAGTTGATACTACAAGTATGAGCAAGCCAGACCCTAAAACTTTCAACTTTACAATCACTAATTCTGCTGGAAAAGTTGTACGTAAAGGTAACTTGAGTCAAGGTGTCGGAAAATCTGGCGCTCAAGCTATAGTTAATCAGCTTAAAACAAAGAAGTAATAATCAAATGAGGGGGTCGCTTTGGCTCCCTCTATTTAAATTCAAATCAAATGGAAAAATTAAAATCGAGAACCTATGTTCTCAAGAGAGCTGACGCACCCCTTAGCTTGATGATTCCTTCAAAAGGAACAACTAGAAAGCCACTACTATACTTTGATGGCAAAACAAATAGACAGCTAAGATACTCCCCTAACCAACCAAGTCCTTTTATTGACGAGCAAGACGGTAATGTCGTTCTTGAGCCAATTGTATTCGAGGATGGCATGTTGCACGTTGAAGAAAGTAACCCTGTACTTCAGCAGTTTTTGTATTACCACCCTGGTAATGGAAAAATATTTGAAGAACTAGATTCCGAGAGAGATGCTCAGAGAGACTTAGAACACCTTGATATTGAGGTAAATGCATTGATTGCAGCTAAGTCAATGGAGATTACGATGATGGAGACAGTCGCTAGAATTGGTTTAGGAATTCAAGCTGACAAGAAGACCTCATCTGAACTAAAGAGAGATGTTATTGTATTCGCCAAGAAGCAGCCACATCGATTTATGGAAATATTGAACGATCCATTATTAAGAGTTCAAGACATTGTTGCTAGAGCATTCGAGCAGCAGATTCTTAAGATGAGAAACAAGAATAGAGATATCTATTTTAACTTCCCTGACAATAAGAGTAAATTCATGACGATCCCATTTGGGGAACACAGGATTTCAACTGTTTCTAAGTACTTACAGTCTGACGAAGGTATTGAGACTTTGAAGTTACTAGAGAGACATGTAGAATAAATTAGAGAGGGTAAAACCTCTCTTTTTTTTACTATCTTTGTACAAAAAGAATAGAATGATAAACTCAGTAAGAAATACGGTTCTATCGGTTCTGAATAAGAATAATTACGGGTATATCAGCCCGAATGACTTCAATCTATTTGCCAAGCAGGCGCAGCTTGACATCTTTGAGAATTACTTTTACAGATACAACTATCAAATCCAAAAGGAGAATGCTAGGCAATCTGGAATTGGATATGCGGATATCAAGAAGCAGTATGAGGAAGTTATTGACTCATTTTCAGAGGCAGTTACCCTTACTGAGAGTGCTGGTGTTTTTGCTTTGCCAAATGATTTTTATACCCTTGTTAGAGTTATTTACACAAATGGGGCAGGAAAGATGGTTGAGGTTGAGAAGGTTCCTGTAGCAAGGTTGCAACAGTTGCTTATGTCAAACTTAACTCAACCTATCGAGTTGTTTCCAATGTACGTTCAAAAGGGTACAGACATTCAGGTATATCCAGACACGATATCAACTGGTGTTACTTGTTACTACGTTAGGTATCCACTAGACCCTAAGTGGACATACACTCTCGTATCAGGAGAGCCTTTGTTCAATCAAGGCGCTGGTGACTATCAAGACTTTGAACTTCCTTTAACAGACGAGCCAACACTTGTTGCAAAGATTTTGCAATTTGCAGGAATGTCTATCAGAGAGATTGAAGCTCTTAACTTTGGAGCTCAACAAGAACAAACAGAAATAGCTATCGAGAACTAATGAGCCTATATAATAAATATCTATCTGACCTTCAGTACTATAGCAACAATGGAAATGTTCCTGAAGATGCTAACTGGGGATCTTATCAGTACATATCTCTAGAGGATATTGTCAATAACTTTATGTTGATGTATCAGGGAGACCATGAGTTGATGAACAACCTAAATAGGTATAAGGTTTTGTTCTATGCTAAGAGAGGAATTCAGGAGCTTAACTACGATGCAATGAAGGAAATCAAAATCCTTCAGCAGACAGTTGGCCCTAACCTTAAGTTTGTATTGCCATCAGACTACGTAAACTGGGTTAGAATATCGCTTTACAAAGATGGTTTAATACTACCGTTGACTGAAAATATTCAGATAAACTTTGCAAAAGAGTACGTTCAAGACAATAACTTTAAGGTTGTGGTTGATGAGAACGGGGTTGTTATTGACGCAGAGAACTCTGAACTTGATTTTGACAGACTGAATAACATTCAGAAAAGCATTTATTTAAATCCTTCTAGTCCATATCACAATATGTTTGGGTGGGAATACGGAGGAAACTGGTACTTTGATTACAATGTAGGAAGCAGATATGGTTTAAATACTGAAACTGCAAATCAGAATCCAACATTTAAGATTGACAAGAAGTCTGGAGTTATTAACTTTAGTAATGAAATGGCTTACCAGTCATGCATACTTGAGTATATTTCAGATGGAATGGAATACACCTCTACAGCAAACCTACCAGGTATGCCAGTGGCATCTAGAAATGATTCGGCAATTAGTGTCAATAAAATGTTTGAGAACTACATTTACTCA